CGTCTGATAAGATGTTTCTACGCTGTGCAACCTGCCGAGCAGTTCATCACGATCTTTGCGGGCTTCTTTCAGGCCGTCCGAAATCCCTTTCACCCAATACCACAACAAAGCAATCAGAAACGACACCAACGTGCCGAACACATATTCCACCGTAATCGGCGTATCTCCGCTCATCGCACCTCTCCAAACACCACCCGGCAGGCCGCCATACCATAAGGCATGCGGTCGGATTCCACAGTCAGCGCATCCCCATCGGCTTCCACTTCAAACTTTTCCGCCAGCGCCTGTTTGACTGCCGCGAATTGATGCTCGAAGGCCACATAGCCCAAATTAACGACAAACGTTACCTCAAACCGCGCATCCATCCGCATCGCATAGCCCCACATCGTGCGGCTCAAAGTTTCGGCCACCGCCGCGATGAACGGCTCCTGCTCGTTGGCCTTTTGCAGCCCGATTTGCAAACCCGCTTGGCGTACCGCCAGCTGGCGTTCTATCAATTCACGATACACGGTCATTCTTTGACACCTTTCACCCACTCCCGCCATGCCGCGTTTTGATTTTCCAATTCCGCAACATAGCCGCCAAACTCCACCGCATGCTCCAGCAGCGCATCGGCACTGCCGCTTTCCGGCGGCGCGGGGCGTGCCGGCGGCACCATCAGGGCGGCAGGCGGCGCGGGCATAACCGGTACCTCGACCGTTTTAATCGGCACCGTATCCGAGGGCTTGGCGGTATTGGCGCAGCCCGTTAGCGCCCAGACCGTCAATACAAGCATTGCCGGCAATGCTTTTATCCTGTTCGATTGCATGGTGAATCCCTTTCCTGTATTGCTGTTTCAGACGGCCTATTTCAGCATTGGCCGCCGCCAGCTTAATGCCTGCCTGTTGCGTTTTTTCCGCCTGCTCCTGCTGCCGGGCATTGGCCCGTTCCAATTCCGCGGCAAATGCCCGGCTGGATGCCAAGAGCGCGGCGGACTTGTCTTTTTCCGCCTGTTCGATAATGACCTGCTGTTCGTTATAGGCCGTCTGAAAGCCCGCACGGTAGGCCAGCCCCAACGCCGCCGCCAGCAGCAACGCCGCGACCAAATGGGGCAGGTATTTAATCAGTTTCACGGGCATTGTCGCTCTCCAATTCCTGCCGCTTTACGCTGACGAACGAGCGCGCCACGGCATAGCCGCCCACGATGCCTAGATAAACCGCCCAAATTTCCGCCGACGGGTCGGGCAACATCACAAATTTAAATGTCCCAGCCGCGCAGGCGACGTTTGCCCACAGCTTCGAGTGCGACAAATTGCCCGTCGCGGGGTTTTTGAAAATATCAAAGATACGCATCTTAATATCCATCCCAGCCGTCATTCATATTTCTTACCTCGTCATTTTTTCTGCTTTACGCTTACGTGCCGCCCGTTTGGCGGCGGCCACGTCTGACTTACCGTAACTAGGACGCGGATAGCTGTTCAAAGGACATACCCTAGGCATACGGACAAGTGCACGATTTACTTGCTCATAGCTTGGATTCGAGCCAATCAATGTTGCCAAAAAATGATAAGCGGCTTCTTTCAGACTACCGATAATGTTCATACCCGTGCCGCTCCCACTTCCATCGCAATGGCCGTCGCAATCGCGCGGCAAATAGCCCACTTGCGTTCCTTAAAGAGCTTGAGGTCGGCATCATTGCTGATAAAAAACGGCTCGAACACAATGCCGCCCGCCTGCGCATAAGCCAAACGGCTGTGCTGGCCCGCATTGTCCGGCTTAAACCCGCCGTCGCCGCGCAGTTTCCAGCCGGTTACCTTGGCAACGGCCTTGCTCAATACCTGACACCAACGTTTGTTTTTAACGATACTTAAAGCCTCAATGCCCGTAGCCGCTTTGCTGACGGCAGCGTTGGTATGGAACTCAATCGCCACATCCGAGCCTCGAATCAGTTTGACAGCCTCACGCAACGGCATATTGCCCTTGCCCTCGCCGTCGGTTTTGACCGTCAAACCATAATCGTTGCGTAAAATCGATGCCGTAATATTGCGTATATCCTGCGCGATGTCCGCTTCGCGGTCGCTGCCGTTTACCGCACCCGGGTCGGTGTTGCTGTGGCCTGCGGTCAGCACAATAATCTTGCTCATAGATTCGTCCTGCTTAGTCTGTTATCGAGCCTTGATTATCCCGTCCGCTTATTTTGCACCGCGCCTGCCCCATGTCAGACAGGCAGCAAAAAGCCCGAGGGCTTTTGCTCTCGGGCTGGGTTTCAGACGGCCTATTTTACTTCCATCGGGCAGGTGTAGGTATCAAATTCTTCATCTCCGGCCAATACCGGCAAACAATTATTCAACGGCAGCTTGATACCTTTACGCGCATACACTGTCGCTTGGGCGGTTGGCGGGGGTGCGGATTTGCCCTTGGCAGGCAGCTATGTTGTCCGTGTATTGTTGACGGTAATTTTCGGTCAGCGCATCCTTTCTCTGCCGGGCGAAAAAATAATCGTAAGCCGCATTGGCCGCAGCGGTGCATTGATAAAGCCCCGCCTTATCCGTAAGAAAAGGGCCGCCGAAAGATTCCTCGGCAGATTTTGCCACCGCCGCGAAAGCCGCATTGAATTCTTTGATTTTAGCTGCATCGCCGGGCAAAACCCATACACGGCTTTCCTTATCGGCCTGCGCCAATAAAGACAGTAGCTTTTGAGCGCGCTCTTTCAAATTGGCGTGCAGACGGATTTGTTCCAAATTGTTTTCACCGATGAAATATTCTTCATCGGCCAAACGTGCGGCAATCTGCTTTTGCTGATTCTGATATTGCTGCGCCCGATTATCGGTTTGACTTTCGCCGGCAGCAGGCTTGTTTTCTTGTCCGCCGCAAGCCGCAAGCATTGCGGCCAACATCAGAACATAAAACGTCTTCATCTTGATTTCCCATAAAAAATGCCGTGCTATCCCCACGGCATTATAATTTAAAACAACCCGCCTTGCTCACACTCATTATCCGGCTTCTTCAGAATCCGCCAGATATGGCGGTCGGTCAGCGCGTGCGCCAAAGCCAAATCGTTCACTGCCTCATAAGCCGGTACGCCTTTACCCGTCTGCGCGTCGAAGCGGCGGCGGATATGGCGGTCGCGCAATTCCAACAAAGCCTGCTCGCATTTCGGAATAAACAAATCGCAGGGAGCCAGTGCTTCCACCATTTTTTCCATCGCCGCACCGCCGACGATTTCCTCCAAATAAGCCAGCCGCGATTCGCTGCCTTTGGTACGTCCCTGCCGCAACGGGTAGGTCGTGCCGCCCAAGTTCTTCACCAGTTCCACCGTTTCCGTCAGCCCGATGATCGTAATCAGTGCCAGCACACTTTCGGGCAGCAGGTGGCGCACCGCCTCAAAATCTTCTTCATCTACCCTGATCATTGCTCTGCCGCCTTTTTTGCCTGTTCCTTATTAGTATGGATTTGCAGTGCCTGCACCAGTTTGTATAGCTGCTCGGGTGTCAAAAATCGTACCAAATCCTTGCCAAACATCCTTTTGGCCATCCCGTCGGCGTATTGCCAGCTTTTATCGCCCACCGTCAACAGCGCTTCCAACTTGTTCAACAGCGCGGCACGGTCCTGTGTCAAATGCGGGCGGATACCTTTGCCCTTCGGTGCGGTCTGCTTAAAGCCCATCCGCTTCATTTCCGCCGCCACCGCCTGCAATTCGGCCAGATTCATCTGCGTGCAGGATGTTTTGCCGCACACGCGCGCCAGCATCGCACGGTAAACATCATCTTCCATCCCAAGCTGGCTTTGCGCGATTTTGATTTTCGCAATCAACCCCTTGCGTTTGTACTGTTCGTTTGTGTTCATCATGGTTTTCCTCGTCGCTAAAACTTCAAACTGAAGCGGACTTTTCAAAAATCCGCTTGGATTTGGGGTTTCAGACGTTTAACCGTTTACCGCATCTTTCAACGCCTTGCCCGGGCGGAACTTGGGCGTTTTGCGCGCCGCGATGGTCAGCGGTTCGCCCGTTTTCGGATTGCGTCCCTGACGCTCGGCGGATTGGGCGGCGTGGAACGTGCCGAAGCCGACCAGCGTAACGTCGTTTCCGTCTTTCAGTTCTTGCGTTACCACGCTGACAAACGCATCGACAAACTCCGCCGCAGCGCGCTTGCTCAATTCCGCTTCGTCGGCGATGGCTTGGATTAATTCGGATTTATTCACTTTTTGACTCCTATTTAGATTTAAATGCGGCAGGCCGTGCCGCGCGGTTCAGAAATTATTTTCTAGCCTTTCTTCTTTCTTCTTGTTTCATTTGTATAAATTCCACAGTTTCTGCTATTTTTTGAAATAAAATAAACATCATCTGCGCATCAGTCATCGGATTGCTGTATGTATCCCCTGATGGTCTGATTTGAATGCTGCCGTTAGGCATATCTTCGATTTCTATAATGACTTTAGCCATTGTTTTTTCCCTCCAAAATTTTCAATATTTCTGCCCATTGATTCGGGCTGACACGATATTCAACATAACTTGAGTAACCACTATCTGCTTTTAAATGCAACGTTAACGTGGCATCTTTTTTATCTTGCATAAATTAGATCCTTTCTCCCTTTTCACACCTTCGCCACATCCAAATTCATCAGCTGATACTCCCCATCCTCGCCGCGCTGATACACCCGCACAAACGGCTTGCTGATATGCACCTGCAAACTGTCGGAGAGCGCATCCATCGCCCGTTGCCATTTCTCATCCGTGATTTGCAGGCGGCGCAGACCGAGGACGCGGGCAGTGCTGATATTGCCTTCCTTATCCACCTGAAACGCCGCGTTAATCAGCGTTTTCAATTCTGTGCGGCTGTTTTCCGTCCATTCGTTGATACACTCGTCAATCAGGGCTTTGGCGGCAATCAAACCTTCGTCAAATACCAGCGTGTCTTGCATGGCAAGGTTGACGCGGTACGCGCCGTCAAAGCTGTGCAGGCTGATATTGCCTTTCTTGCCGCCGACATTCACGTCATAGCGGTCGGCACTCAACTGTACAAACGCAGCAATATCGTCCATCGCCTCGCGTTTGAAAGCGATTAAGTTATCCTGTACCGCGCGGGCTTTGGCAGCGATTTCCTGCACCAGCTCATCGCGTAGCAGGTCGATTTCGCGGATATTGGCCAGCGGCACGAGATTGCCTTTGGCATCCTGTTTGTATTGTTTCATGTCTAAGTTACTCATAATGTTTCCTATATCCTTCCAGTTCCATTGATATTTGCTTCAATAAATCGTCATCAAATCCGTTGTTGGCGGAGAATTTTTCAAACTCTTCCCAGTATTCCGTCAGAAATTCGTTTATTAAGTCGGATTCCTGATTGTCAAAAAACGTACTCATTTGGCTATTTATTTCCCTTCTGCCTTTCGGCATAAATCCTTTTACATTCGTCCACCGACCGGTGGCGTTGCCCGTGTATCCAATCTCTATTCATGCAGGGTGCGTTTTTCAATCTGCCGACAATCTTTTTCAGTTCGGCGGCCTGCGCTTTGCCGTATTCCGTCGGGCGGTGCTTCTTTTCCAGCCTCGGCACCATCCTGACTTCGCCCGGTGGCAGGTGCTTGATAAGGTCGGCAGGGTTTGGCCACTCTGACGAGGATGCGGCGATGGCCCTAAAGGCTGCCTGTATCCTGTTCCCGTCATGCTCCGGCTGCCACGACCGGCCGCTTAGTATGCCCAACCAAAGTTCGGCGACTGCCGTCAAATCCGCCGAGGCAGGGCGGCCTTTGAGGTTTAGGGCGGCGAGCATCATAAAACCCTGCGCGATTGCTTTTTTAAGCCAGCTATTGTTGTCCTCCATTTGACCACTCCATCAAATCGCCCAAACCGCTCCTCAATTTGGTACTTACCCCCTCTCCCGTGGGAGAGGGTTGGGGAGAGGGCAAAACCGCCGCTCCCGCCGTCTTTTCAGGCGACCAAAACGTGATGTTTTCCAACAAATAACCGTGGCTGGTCAGCGGCGGCGTCAACTTTCCCGCGTCCCGTGCCTCAAGGCATCGCGTTGCCGCCCAAATCCAAGCCTCGCGCGGGGCCGGGTAAGTTTTGCGGTTGCGGACAATCTTTCCGTCCCGTATCATCGGCGCAATCTCGCCGACGAGCTTTGAAACTCGGTTAAAACTTAAATCCTTTTCGGCGGGGCGAAACAGCGTCAGATACCGCAATACCGCCTTAAAAAGGTCGTCTGAAATGCCTGTCAGGGCAATCAGAGCTTCTCGTGCATCATCATGGGCGATTAATACATCTAAGCTCATCACCGCACCGCAGGTAGGGCAGCGCACTTTCATTCCGTACCGCCTTTCAGTTTGGGATGCAACTCCAACGTATCCGAATCTTGGTTGATAATCCCCATCCCCGGCGACATCAGTGCTTGCAGCGCCGACAACATCCACTCAAGACTACATTCGTTAAATTTTTCGACAACGGCATCTAATACATCAGATTTGTCTTCATCCGCCAAATATTCGTATTCGCCGTCGGCATCAGTTTTCAGAGGGTTCAAATCATAAGCCACCAAATTAAGCATTCTGATAAATGCCCAGGCATCTTCAAAATCTTCCGTCTCAGGTTTGGCGATCGTCATTTTCAATTGATTCATTTCAACCACCCCATCACCCTTGCCACCGACACTGACACCACAAAAGCCGAACACATCACCCCCAACAGCCCAGTCAGCAGACCGTATAAAGATTCCGCGTAATAAGTCTCTTTGGCGGAACGGGCAAAACAGACCAGCCCCACCAACCAAAAATAAATTGTCAGTACCATATCCATCACATTTCCTTCCTTATCATTCCTGCCACCCGTCATCCGGTCGGCACGCCTTATCCAGCAGCTTCTCCAGCCGTTCCTTAACCCGTTGCTCGACCAATATATCGACCAACACAATCATTACCGCCGCCAGCAATATGGCAATAACCAACAAAGCCGCTACCGCATTCATTTCATTCATCATTTTCTTATTCCTTGTTTAATCAGTTGTTGTCTGTTGAGGCAAACCGTATCGCTTTCTCGCCCCACCGTGCCCGAATCTTCTCGACCGCCTGTTTCAGGGCGAACGCTTTAACCCGTTTCAATTCGCGTTTCGGCATCTTCCGTCGTGCCAACCGTTTGTCCATTGTTAAAGTCCTTTTAATGGTCTTCTATAATCCGTTTTTGTAACGGTCCAGTATTTATTTTTCATAACTTCAGGCTCTTCAGGAAATTCCACATGCGTTCTTCCTCCATTTATGCTGATGCCTTTAGAAATAATCTTTCTTTCCGCCATACTGTCTCGTACTGCCCGTAATTCCTTTGCCCTAGCGTTTAAACACTCGTAACATACAGGCCTATACCCGCCCGCATACGCATCGTCTTTTTTGAAACGGAACAACGGCCTCTCTTCTCCGCATTTTTTGCAGATTTTTGTCTCAGTTTTCATAAACTACCCCCTTCATCCGCTCTTTATCGCTCATCCGTTCATAGGCTTTTTCTGCCTGCAATACCGCAAAGTCAGCCGCATTCTGTTTTTCCCGCATCAGCCGCTGCTGACTGGTCTCGTTCTGATACAGGCTCCACGCCGGCACCGGCTCGGTGCATCGGTTCGCACACGCCGTTACCGCAATCACAATCGCCGGTATGGCGAGCAGATGCCGCATTTTCAAATTTTCCATTTTTTGGTTTTCCTTTAATTTCAATAATTTAACAAAATAACAGGGTAAAAAAATTATTGCCTTATCTGTCAAAGGTTTAGTGAATTAAATAGGTTTCCGCGTGTTCGATTACATCATCATCCAAATCAACATCAGGGTTAACCTGCAACAAATAGTCCACAATCAGCAGCAGCTTCGACAGTTTCCGCGCATTGCCTTTGGCCGTTTTCACCACCTTCTGCAATACCGCCTCATCGTTCGTCTTCAACACTGCCGCCGCAATCTGTTTTAAATCCGCTTCCGGCAGCATCTCGCCCAATTCCATCTTGACCGATACCCTTGAAAACAACTGCTTGAATTCACTGTTCGGCCCCTTCAGATTCAGCAGCAGCTTGGGCATCCCCACCAACGCCACCGCCACGCCCGATTTATCATGTATCCGCCGCAGGCTCTCCAGTGCGCGTGTCGGTAACTGTTCTGCCTCGTCAATCAGCAAAATACGGTGTGCATCACGCGGGCTGCGGCTCTTCTTATCACGCTTCAGGCAATTGATAATCCGCTCCGTCAGCTCATGGATATTGCCTCTCTCGCTTAAATCCAGTGCATGGCAGATTTCCTGCAACAACACCTTTGCCGTATAGCCTGTATCCGGCTCAATCAACAAAGCCAGCGGGTTAGTGGCCGTATATTGTTTCAATACCGTGGTTTTACCCAAGCCCGCACCGCCATACACAATACCGAGCTGCCCCAGCCATGCCGCCAAACCCAGCCAACCTTTCATCTTCTTGGCCGTGCCCGTTTCAACATAGGGAATATCCAGCTTTTTCAATTCCGCCCGGTCGCCTTCCTGTTCAAGAAACAGCGCGGCTTTCTTATCCATCCCCGCAATATCGCCGTCGTATTTGCCGTTCAAATAGCCCGACAATGCACTTCTCGATACGCCCATGCGGTCGGCCGCCTTGTTTTGGCTCATGCCGCTGGTTTCCAGAAATTGTCTTAATTTCTCAATCATTTTTCGTTTTCCTTAAAAAGTGTCAAAGATGTGCCGTTTTACTAACCGGCGTCTTCCCATAAAAAATCGCGTAACTTCTTCTTGCCCCTGCCGCTTTCAGACGGCCTGTTTTCCACCTCTACCAACTCGCCGCTTTCCGTTTCCAGCTTCAAAAATTCGCCGAAATCAGGCTGCTGCTCGATAATCGGCGTGGCCGATTGGCGTTGCGCCTCGATTAAATCCATCTTGTCTTGCAGACGTTTGGCTTGGCCTTTGCGGCGGCGTTCAGCCAGTTGTTCCATCCGCGTTTCCGCAAATGCCGCCCGTTTATTGCCGTTGAATACCGCTTTGCAAATCACTTTGCCCTGCATATCCTTCACAATCACATGGCCGGCATCGTGGATGTCGTAAGCAACCCGTACCTTCTGACCGCTGTAATCCAGCAATCCTTGATGGAAGTAAGTATTGTTGTGCAGAGACACCGCTCCGCGGTCGGGGATGCGTTCTTCTTCCGGACGGTACATAAAATCCAACTCCAGCGGGCTTAATACATCCGTTTTCACCCTCATGCCGTCTGTTTTCATCCGGTATTCGTAATATTTCATCGGCGTAAAATGCCGTCCCGTTTCCGGATTTTTCGGCAGGCTGCGGTGCTCGTGTTCAAAGTTGTATCGGCGTACCGCTTCTTCCAAATCCGCCATAAACTGCGCCCAAGTCGGTGCCGCCGCCAGCGCCGCTTCCTGCGCCTTGCTCAGTTCCTTACCCTTTTTCTGCACTTTCTGCGCACTCGCCAGCGCATTCGATACCTTTCTCAATGTTTCGGCATCCGCATCCTTGCCCTGATAAGTCGCATACTGCTTGGCCAAAGGAATCGTAATGGTCTGCCACAGCCGTTCAATCTTGCCGCGCCCCTGCGGATTGCCCGGAATGCCCGTAAAATGCTCGATACCGATACGCGGCAAAATACCCGTCGTTTCCTTATCCAGCATATCGCCCGTTTCACCCGAGCCGTTATCCGAGTAATAACCCAAAGGCGGCGGAAAATGCGTCATCCCGTGGCGCAAAGCATCCGCCACCGCTACCGCCGTTTCCGACAGCGCCACACTCCAACCCACGACCGCACCGCTGCAACCGTCCACAATCATTGTCACTTCCGGCGTAAACAGATAGCCCATCGGATGCCGGATTTTTGCTTTAAAGCTGTGGCCGTCGCCCACCCAGACATCGTTCGGTTTCAACGCCGTCCAATCTCTGTCAATGTAAGGCAGCAAAGCCTTATAAGCCGACCCCGTGCGCCTGCCGCGCTCCTTCATATGTTCCGGCAACCGTTTCATCACCGTTTGAATCTGGTCATAGCTCGGCATCTGCTCGATTTTTCCCTGTTCCAGATACCATTGCGCCAGTTTCTTCGCCGCCGCCATCATCGTCGGCTTGTTCGGCCGCTGATAAAACATCAAGAAGTAAGGCAGCCAGTCAATCGCCAGCAGCGGCGTCTTTTCCCGTGTTTTCACCGGTGCAAGCGCCAAGAGGCGGCTCATACTGTCCGATGCCGCACGGTAAGCCCGCACCCATCGGTATAAAGTCGGTTCGCTTAAACTGCGTTCGCCGTTGTTCCGCGCATTCGCCAACAGAATCAGCTTGGCCACATCCTCCGGCAACCTGTCCGCTGCCGCTTCCGCCACCACAAACGCCACCGCCTTCTTAATCGGCATACCCGCCAATTCATGCAGCGGCAATACATAGGCGACAATCGCACAACGCGCGTGGGCCGTTTCCGTCTGTCTGTCGTCCAACCGCGCCAAACCTTCCTCGCACGGTATCAAACCCAACTGCCGCATCTTCTTGTTTTTCTGAAGCGGTTTTTTCACTTCTGCCGGCAATATCGGCACCTTGGCCAACAATGTTGCCGCCTGTTTTTCCTGTATGGCCGCCTGAATCTCCGAAGGAAGGGCAGAAACCAAATATTTCTTAAGCTTGCCGCCTCGAGCCTGTCCTACAACCTCTTCAAACGGCCAATTATTCTTTTTGGCGTGGTACTCGATGCCTTGTCTACTGTTCGGCAGCTTTGGAAGTTGCAAGCCCGCCAACTCAACCGCTGAAATCAACATTTTGCTATTTCTTTCTTTTTGTGTTTTACTTAAATGCGTATAACCTTTAGCATTTAAGGAACTAAATCGAAAACCACTTATCCATTAACTACTCTTTTGGGGAAAACAGGTTTTAAATTCCGATCTGCATACCGTTCGGGCCAAATCTCTTCCGGTTCCACTCCGATTGCAGCGGCAATAATCCTTTCTCCCTTAAGATAAGGGGCGGCCAGTGCGCTTCTAAGCGTATTCGGCGACAACCCCGCTTCTATTGAAAGTGCTCGAAGCGACCAGCCTTTCTTTTTCAAAGCAGCAACAATATCCGCGCGGTGCCAGTTTTTCGGCGTTGCGTTTTTTTGCAT